TGGCGCAGCTACGCAAGGCTATGTGGGAGGCGAGTAAGTGACGCCCGAGGCCAAGGTCAAGGCCAAAATACATGTTGCGCTTAAGGCGCAGGGTGCGTATGCTGTGAACTACATAGGGGGGCTGCACGCTAACAACGGCACCCCCGACATCCTCGCTTGCCTTGCTGGGCGATTTTTTGGCATCGAAGCCAAGGCGGGGACCAACAAACCCACTGATCTGCAGATACAAAACCTGCGGCGCATCGACCTAGCGGGTGGGACTGCCTTAGTTATTAATGAAAACAACTTGGAGCTTGTCAATGACCTCAGAAAATGCCGATCCAATTACTACTTTTTTGTCCGCACACCAAAAACCGACGACGAAACAGGAGGAGCGCCGACTAAAAGAAGTCCTGCGTAAGCGGGAAGCCTACGCAAAGAAGAAACAACTTAACTGGAGCGTAGGGGACATCTACAACCGCGCCCTTGACTTAGAACGGATTGAACGTGACAACTAGCCTAGTAACCTGTGACCTTGAGACCTACTACAGCCGAACGTACTCGCTGACCACGCTGACCACCGAGGAGTACATACGCTCCCCGCAGTACGAGACGATCGGCATCTCCCTTAAGCTCAACGACGAACCTGCGGCATGGGTGCCGGGGCCTAAGGTAGAGCAAGTCTTACGTAAGAATTACTGGGGCAACAAGCTGGTCATTTGCCAAAACACTGCCTTTGACGGAGCTATCCTGAAGTGGCACTACGGCGTTGACCCGCTGCTGTGGATTGATATCATGGGTATGTCCCGGGCGCTGTTCCCGCATGAGAAGTCGCACAGTCTGGCCAACCAAGCCGCGCGTATGGGCGTGGGCGTCAAGGGCGATGAGGTGGTGCAAGCACTGGGCAAGCGCTACGCTGACTTCACACCGGAGGCACTATCACGTTATGGTGAGTACTGCCGCAACGACACGGACTTGACCAAGCTGCTGTTTGACAAGTACATGGTCATGGGTTTCCCTAAGATTGAACTGAGACTGTTGGACTTGACGCTGCGCATGTTCATTGACCCAGTGCTGATGCTAGACGAACCCAAGCTGCGTATCCACTTGACCGAGGTGCAAGACCGCAAGCAACAACTGATGGAGACTGTGCGCGATACGATGTTGGCAGAGGCTGACCCCGACTACGTGCACGCTATCTTCAGCGAGGGTATGGCGGGCATCAAAAAGCTGCTGATGTCCAATGACAAGTTTGCTGCGCTGCTGCGCAAATTTGATGTGGAGCCGCCTACCAAGATTAGCCCTGCTACGGGTAAGACTGCGTATGCCTTTGCCAAGACCGATGAGGCGTTCAAAGAACTAGGAGAGCATGATGACGAGCGTATACAAATACTTGTGGCGGCGCGTGTGGGTAACAAGTCTACGTTGGAAGAGACGCGTACACAGCGCTTCATTGAGATGTCCCATCGCGGGGTATTCCCTGTGCCTCTTCGTTATTATGGCGCTCACTCTGGGCGTTGGTCTGGTCAGGACTCCGTAAACCTGCAGAACCTAACTTCTAATCCAAAGAACCCCAACGCGGGCAAGATTAAGAAGACGATCGTAGCGCCCCCCGGCTACGTGGTGATTGACTGCGACTCCTCACAGATCGAAGCGCGAACCCTTGCGTGGCTGGCGGGCCAGCAGGACTTGCTGGATGCGTTTGAGGCCAAGCAGGACGTGTACAAGATCATGGCAACGCGCATCTACAATAAGCCCATTGAGGAGATCACGGGCATTGAGCGTCAAGTGGGCAAGGTTGTGATTCTTGGCGCAGGCTACGGGGTTGGGCATGCCAAACTCAAAGTGTTCCTCAAGATGATTGCAGGGGTAGAGGTCAGCGAGGCTGAAGCAAAGCGCATCATTGACGCATACAGGGCGGCATACCCCCGCATCCCTGAGTTGTGGCGCAAGGCAGATGAGTCGCTACGTGCGCTGGCCATGGGTAACGGCATGCAGGTGGACGCAGTGGGCGTGGTGCACGCGGTACCCGGCAAGGGCCTGAGCCTGCCCAACGGCCTGCACATCCAGTACCCGGACCTGATACAGCGCAACAACGAGGGTAAACGTGAGTGGGTGTACTTCTCTAAAGGTCAAGAGGTCAAGGTGTACGGCGGGAAGGTCGTGGAGAACTTCTGCCAAGCCGTGGCTCGGTGCATCATTGCTGAGCAGATGCTGCGTATCGCCAAACGCTACAAGGTGGTGCTAACTGTGCATGATGCCATTGCAATCGTGGCCAAGGCGGAGGAGGCAGACGTAGCTCGGGCGTACGTTGAGGAATGCATGCGCTGGCGTCCCTTGTGGGCTCAGGACTTGCCGTTGGCTTGTGAATCAGGAATGGGAGCTAGCTATGGCGACTGTTAATAAACCCCTGTTGGATAAATTCTTTGATAAAGCGGTGTTTACGGAGTTTGGGATGCCAATGAACTTTTCCGACAACCTTCCAAGAGATAAGGTGCAGACCTTCGTGCTGTCTTCTGAAGTTGCGTTAGCGGCGGAGACACTGGTTAGATCACCTACGTTTAAGCCAACGCCGCTTGATGAGCTACACATGCCATACGAGCACACGGCAATTGAGTACCCGTTGACACCTGCAATACAGAAGCTACGCAAGAACGGTATTGTGGATGGAATTATCCCGGTGACTCGGGTAGGAGCATACATCCGCGAGATAAATAACAACGTGTTGACCTGCCTCCCCTATTGGGAATACATAGACGGTCGCGTACAGCATAGCCTGTTTATGTTTATGTTTGGGATAAGCCACGAACGAGGAGCACAGATTCAATTTGCAAGGGCTGATGGCCAAGACTCGATACCGGCAAACTTTATGCCTTGTGTATCGCTTATTAAAGCTGCACAAATTGCAAAGTTAACGCCCGAAAAGTTTGCTACGCTTACCACAAATGACCCGCAAGTACAGCAGCACATTATAGAAGCTGCTGCAGAAATCCCAACGCTGCTGTTTGCCTCATACATGCTGCTTAACTGCCGAAGTGGCGTGGGGCAGACCCGGGTTGAAGCGTCAGTCCCCCCTAAGGGGTTGAAGCTGGGCGGTAAAAAGAAGAAGGCGTACACCGCAAGCGCCTACACTTTGTTGCATCTACAAGAGGTTGAGGTGGTTACGGCTGGAGGGCAGGTAAGCCAACGAGCCGATGTCGCAGCCCATTACGTACGCGGACATTTTAAGCAACGCAAAAGCGGACTCTATTGGTGGGGGGCGTTTGTACGCGGCACCGGAACGCCCCGTAAACGCGCAGCGTACATAGTGGGCTCAGGACTTGCCGTTGGCGTGCAAAACAGGAATGGGGGTTAGTTATGGAGACTGTTAACGCTTTGGATACCCACGGCGAGAGCTGGCGATCATGGGTGCTGGAAAACGTGCGCAGAGAGTGTTCCCCGATGGACATGCTACGCGCCATGACAAAAAACGTTTGGGAGTCAGAGCTTGCGCAAGACGCAATAGATTTGGCTTTAGCTGAACTAAACATGCCCAAAGAATGGCGTTACAAGCTGCCGCGCATAGGGCCAAACCCGCAAATCGTTTTAGATGGGGTTACAGTAGATGTTTTAGCTCGAATCAAACGCCCCCATGCAGTATTGTTTGGTGGGGTATTGACCCCTGCCGAATGCGCAGAGTTGGTTGACTACGCAAGAACCGTGGGTATGGTTGTTTCAGGAGTTGTAGACAACCAAACAGGAAGTAGCATAACGCATGAAGCACGTACTAGTTCAGGTATAGGTTTTAATCGCGCGACTACTCCCTTACTGGCAACGCTGGAAATGCGTTTAGCGCAATTAACTAACTGGCCAATTACGCACGGTGAGGGTATCCAAATACTGAGGTATGAGCCGGGGCAGCAATACAAGCCGCACTTTGATTGGTTTGACCCTACCAAAACAGGTTCAGCAAAGCATTTAAATCGCGGGGGTCAACGAGTAGGAACTACGGTTGTGTACTTGTCACTTCCAAAGGTAGGAGGGCAAACAATATTTCCTAAAAGTGGTGTTGAGGTAACCCCGACCTTAGGGGGCGCTATATTTTTTAACAATGTAGATTTTTTGGGTATTCCTGACCCCCTTTCACTGCATGGCGGGGCTCCCGTTATACAAGGTGAAAAAATAGTGGCTACCTATTGGCAACGCGAATCAGCATACTAGACTGTTAAACTATAGACTTCAAACAAACGAAAGAACGCCATGGCGCTTGCACATTCCTATTCGTCCATCAAAGATTTTGAAGGGTGCGCTCGCAGGTACCATGAAGTTCGCATCCTCAAAAAATTCAAATCAACAGACACCGAGGCTACGCTGTACGGCACTGCTGTACACAAGGCTTTTGAAGAGTACATCCGTGACAAAACTCCACTCCCAAAACTCTACGAGCAATTCCAACCCTTTATTGAACCCCTTGCACAAGCAACCGGGGACATACGTTGTGAGGAACGACTTGCCATCCGAAATGACTTTACGCCGTGTACGTTTTTTGACCCAAACGTATGGATGCGGGGAATACCGGACTATCTGGCCATCAACCGTGAAAAAGGCGTCGCCCGAGTTGTAGACTACAAGACGGGTAAATCCTCACGGTACGCCGACACAACGCAGCTTGAGCTTATGGCTGCAATGATTATGCTGCACCACCCGGAAGTAAATACCGTCAAAGGTGTCTTGCTGTTTGTGGTTGTTAGTGATGTAATTAAGGCCGAGTTCACTCGCGCCGAACTCCCCACAATCCTGTCTAAATGGGCTGGCAGGGCTGATGCAATAGAGAAAGCCGTAGACGTAGGGGTATGGAACCCCCGCAGTTCTGCGTTGTGTAAGTTCTGCCCTGTAACTTCATGTGAGTACAACCGTGGCTAAACCTAGAGACTACAAAAAAGAGGCGCAATACGAAGCGTCTCCCGAACAAGTTGCTAACCGTGTGGCCCGTAACCGGGCTAGGCGGCAGTACGAACAAGCACATGGCGATCTGCCTCGTGACGTGGAGGTAGACCACATCAAACCGCTAAGTAGAGGCGGCTCCTCAACCAGTAAGGGTAACGTTCGTGCGGTACCTGCATCGGCCAACCGCAGCTTCGCGCGCACCAAGACCGGTGCCTTGAAGTCGCAAACTTCCAAACGCGAGTCAAAAAAATAAGGTAAGATTTCCGTGCCACGCAATTGGCATGTTTCTCCTTGATCTTGAGCCGGGTAGTTTAGCTACCCGGCTATTTTTCATTTACTTCTATTCATCCTATGCAAATCATTGACGATAAAGCCCTGCTATTTAACACGCGCAAAGCTGCGCAAATCACCGCGCTCATACCCAAGAGTAAAGTCATTGCCTCTAACGGCGACATCGACCGGCTATTGGTAAATTGGGAGTTTGATGAGGTCCAACTCTTACGTAATATGGGCATCAAAGATGTACCTAGTCCCATCTTGGGACGCTACGGTTGGCCCGGGATGTTCACCCCGTTTGACCATCAACGAACCACTGCGGACTTCCTAACCCTCAACCCCCGGTGTTTCGTATTTAATGAGGCGGGTACTGGCAAGACTGGTGCTGCTGCATGGGCTGCGGACTACCTGATGAATCAAGGCAAAGTCAAGCGTGTGCTGGTGGTGTGTCCTGTGTCCATCATGGAGACAGCGTGGCGGTCGGACTTGTTCAAGACGGTCATGCACCGCACTGTGGCCATCGCGCAAGGGTCACGCACCCAACGTCAGGAGATCATTAAAAAAGGCTATGAGTTCATCATCATTAACTTTGATGGCGTGAAGGTCGTTAGTAAAGAACTCATGGACGGAGGGTTTGACCTCATCATCGTAGACGAAGCCAATGCCGTGAAGAACGTAGCTACCGATCGGTGGAAGTATCTTGCAGCGCTTGTCAAGCCCAACACTCGTTTATGGCTTATGACGGGTACACCCGCATCGCAATCCCCTGTGGATGCGTACGGCTTAGCAAAGCTTGTAGACCCGTCCTCGGTACCTAGGTTTTTTGGGGCGTTCCGCGATAAGGTCATGCTCAAACTTACGCAGTACAAGTGGGTACCGCGCACCGACTCCCAGCAGATTGTGCACAACGTCTTGCAGCCAGCAATACGGTTCACCAAAGAGGAGTGCCTTGACCTACCTGACTTGCTGTACTCCTCACGAGATGTGCCCCTCACTCCGCAGCAAACAAAGTACTACGATACGATGCGCAAGCAGATGATGGTCATAGCCGCAGGCTCAGAGATCACAGCAGTCAACGCAGCCGCCATGCTCAACAAGCTTCTGCAAGTATCCCAAGGCGCGGTCTATACGGATGATGGCAGCGTGGTGGAGTTTGATGTCAGCAACCGAATTGCTGCGCTCATGGAAGTGATTGAGAGCACCGACAACAAGATACTAATCTTCGTGCCATACAGGCACACGCTGGACATGCTGCGTGACACGCTTGCCAAGGACGGTTACAGCGTAGAAGCTATCCAAGGCGGCATGCCTCCCAACCAGCGGGCAGACATCATCAAGCGGTTCCAAACTGAGGATACCCCCCGCATCCTTTTGCTCAGTCCACAAGCCACGGCCCACGGGATAACCCTAACAAAAGCAGACCAAATTGTGTGGTGGGGGCCTGTATCATCTACGGAGATTTACCTACAAGCTAACTCCCGTGCCCACCGGGCCGGGCAAACCAATCACGTCACGGTAACGCACCTACAGGGCAGCCCTGTAGAGCGCCGGATGTACACAATGTTGCAGAGCAACATAGATTTGCACCAAGGTTTAGTCGATCTGTACAAACAAATACTTGACGACTAGATTTGACAGTGTATAATCTGATACGTGGGCAACCCCCACTCCTTTCTATTCAACGTAAGTCAACAGGAGAAACCTATGGATGCTGATAAGCTAGTCGCGGTGTACGTCAAAATACGTGACGCCAAGGCAGCTAAGACCAAAGAAATGGAAGACACCATCAAGGCGCTGGATGACCAGCTTGATGTTATTGAGCAAGAGCTGCTAACCATTTGCAAAACTACCGGGCAAGACGGAGGCAAGACCTCTGCTGGCTCATTCACACGGTCTGTTAAGACCCGCTACTGGACCAGTGACTGGGACAGTATGTACAAGTTCATTCTCGAGCAAGGGGTGCCTGAACTTTTGGAACGTCGTATTGCCCAAGGCAATTTCAAAGACTTCCTCAAGGACAACCCAGACCACATGCCTGAGGGTGTTAATGTTGAGTCCAAGTACTCAATCACCGTTCGTCGTGCCTCTAATTAATCTATAGGAATCCCCATGAGCAATATGACTCTTTTTTCTTCTGGTGCCGCTATCCCTGACTTCCTGCGTGATGTCAATGACCAAACCCTCAAGGACATTACCGGTGGTACCGGTGGTAAACAAATCTCCATCAAAGGCGGCGTGTGGCGCATGATCGTCGGCGGTGAGGAAGTTTCCAAAAACGAAGACCGCGCCATGAATTTTGTTATTGTGGCTGCTAGCAAGGGAGTGTCCCGCACCTTCTACGAAGGCAAGTACGAAGAGGGTGCCAACGTCAAGCCTTCCTGCTGGTCGGCTGAAGGCCTTGTGCCTAACCAAGAGGTGCTGAACCCTCAGAGCTCTAGCTGCACTACCTGCAAGCAAAACATTGAAGGCTCCGGTGAAGGTAAGTCTCGCGCATGCCGTTACAGCAAGCGTTTGGCGGTGACGTTGGAGAATGACATTGGTGGCAACATCTACCGCCTGCAGGTTCCTGCTAAGTCCTACTTCGGTCGGGCTGAAGGCGACAAGATGCCCTTGCAAGCGTATGGTAAGTTCTTGTCTGGCCATGGCCTGCCCATCACGGGTCTAGTTACGGAAGCCCGTTTTGACACAAGCGAAGCTGTGCCAGTCATGAAGTTCCGCGCCGTGCGCCCGTTGTCTCGTCCTGAGTGGGAGATTGCCAAGGCACAAGGGGACTCGGAAGAAGCCAAGCAAGCCGTGGAATTTAAGATGGTGGCCAGCAAGGACGCCTCCAATGCCATTGCGCTGCCTTCGGCGTTTGCTTCGCCCCCACCTCAGTTTTCTGAAGCCAGCAAGGCAACTGCTGAGACGGTAGAGCCAGTGGAGACTACTGCGCCAGTAAAGCGTAGTTCGGCTAAGGTTGCGCCTGCTGCGCCTGCTACAAAGAACGTTGCTGACATCCTCAGCGATTGGTCGGTGGACGAGTAATGCTAGCTGGCACCCGGGGTTACAGCTCCGCCTTTGTACGCCGCATACAGTCTGCACAGTCGGGGGTCTATCCCGCTGTGCAGGTGTTAGGTCAGGTATGCCTTGAGCATGAGGTTCCCATTACGATGGTGGCTGACATGCTTGGGGTAACTCGGGCCACTGTGTATAACTGGTTGACAGGAGCAACTGCACCTCGGGGGCCACAGTACGCACGTATACCTAAAGTCATTAAAGAGCTGCGCAAGCTTAAGTGACTCCATCCGGCGGGGTGGTGGGGAGACCCACCACCTCTTTCTTTTTAGCTACACCGTGAAGCTATATGACTGATTTTTTATCATCTGTACTGCCCTCACAAGGTATGTACTGCACGGTGGGTATTCGCAATGGGCTGGTCAAACAGAACTTCCATGCGACGGTTGATGATGTTGAGGCGGTAGGCACAGGCTTAGTTAGTTCCGGGGTAGATGCCTACTATGCACTGGCCACATTCAATGATGGCTCAAGCCGCAAGGCTGAGAACGCTGCGTTCCTCCGCGCATTTTTCCTTGACTTGGATTGCGGTACGGGTAAACCCTATGTTGACCAAGCTGCTGCCGCGCAAGCCTTAAGAAGTTTCGTACTCACCACCCAACTCCCTGAACCCACCGTTGTCAACTCAGGCGGTGGCCTGCATGTGTACTGGCCTCTTACCGAAGACGTGCCTGTAGACGTGTGGTTAGTCCATGCCAAACTGCTCAAGCGGTTGTGTACCCAGCACAACCTACACGCCGACCCATCGGTAACTGCGGACTGTGTGCGCATCCTGCGTACCCCCGGCACTTCAAACTTTAAGCAGGGGCAAGCTCGCCCTGTACAGATTGTTCACTCTGGCCTGCCGTCCACGCTGGAGGTATTCATTGCCCACCTGCCCCCGGCACCTGTTGACCTGTCTGCGGCTAAGGCGTTTGGCCCAGACAACGTGCTGTCCGATATGGTTGGCGGTGAGTACCCCAAGACCAAGTTTCGGGTAATAGCTGTCAAGAGCCTTAAGGACGAAGGCTGCGCCCAGATCAAGCACGCCCTAGTGAATGCAGACACGTTGGAGGAGCCCCTGTGGCGTGCCGCGCTGTCCATTGCCTACCGCTGCGAAGATGGTGCCAAAGCTATTCATGACCTGTCTAAGAAGCACCCCGGCTACACTGCTGGTGGTACCGACGCCAAAGCCATAGACACCAAGGGCCCATATACCTGCGAGTGGTACCGTGACAACCACGGCGCGCTTTGCGCTGGCTGCGCGTTCAAAGGCACCTCCCCTATCGGCCTTGGTAAGTACGTGCAGGAAGCTGAAGTCGTTGAGGGCATGTACCTGATTGAGAAGCCTGAGGACAGCGGGTCTCCGTCCGTCATGCTGAAGGTGCCTGAGTACCCCTTCCCCTACTTCCGTGGGGCCAAGGGCGGCGTGTTCCTGAAGCGCCGTGACGCTGACGGTAATGAGGAAGACGTTGAAATCTACAGGCAAGACCTGTACATAACCGAACGGTTCTTTGATTCTGATGAGCATGGCAACGGGGACGGGGAGATGATTGGCATCAACCTGCACCTGCCGCATGATGGGGTACGCCGGTTCTTTACCACTACCCAAGATGTTTTTACTACTGACAAGCTACGGAGCCTTCTCGTTAAAAACGGGGTGGTGGCCTACGGCAAAACTATTGACGCAATCATGGCCTATTTCGCATCCTCCATCCGCAAACTGCAAAACCAAGTCGCTGCTAACAAGACCCGAAATCAAATGGGTTGGACGCCCGACAACCAAGGGTTTGTAGTTGGGGAGCTAGAGTACACCCCCATGGGTACCAAGCTCGCACCCCCCGCTAGTGGTACACGCCAACTGGCTTCGTTCTTCAAACCCACAGGCACCCTAGAGGCATGGAAGAGCATGGCCAACTTCTACAACCGACCGGGCCTTGAGGTGCATGCACTGACCTTGTTCTGCGGCTTTGGCTCCCCCCTGCTGAGGTTTATCGGCGGCAGTACGGTCAAGGGTGCGCTGGTGCACTTGAAGTCAAACGGCTCAGGCTCCGGCAAGAGTACGGCACAGATGATGGTCAACTCCATCTTCGGGCATCCTGACAAACTACTGAACAAACAGGACGACACCTATGCAGCCAAGATACACATGCTGGGCATGATGAACAACATTGCCAACACCATTGATGAGATTACCAATGAGACTGCTGAGAACCTATCGGCGCTGGCATACGGGGTTACCAATGGGCGCGGCAAGAACCGGATGAACTCGCAAACCAACACACTGCGCCTAAACTTTACGACGTGGTGTGGCATAACGATTACCTCAGCTAATGCGTCTTTGGTGGACAAGCTCATGCAGCTCAAGGCAACCTCTAATGGAGAGCTAAGCCGCACCATAGAGATGCTGGTGCCCCGCTACACTGGCGCTACCAAGGCAGAGATTGACGCAATATTCAGCCAGCTAGAGCACAACTTTGGCGTGGCAGGCCCGATCTTCATTGACTACGTAGTTAAGAACCCAGAGAAAGTACTTGACCTGTGCCTCAAGATGCAGAGCCGTATTGACGCCGACTTGAGCCTCAATGCTTCAGACCGGTTCTATTCATGCTGGGGGGCTATCGTCATGGCGGCAGGGCTCATTACTCAAAAGCTTGGGCTGCATGAGATTGATATACCCCGTATCTACCAGTACTTGCTCAGCGTGATTACCGATAACCGCATCAATATCCAGCAGACCAGCAACGACGCTGACGTGGTGGCGCAAGAGACGCTAGCTGCCTACGTAAACGAGAACGTGCGTAACGCACTGGTGGCCAACAGCGTCAGCAGGAGCGGGGCCCCAGAGTTACCCAGCGTGACCCCGATGGGCCCCTTGCGGCTGCGCTACTACCCTGACATTCAAGAGATGGCTATCCCGTCTGGCGAGTTCCGTAAGTTCTTTTCGGATAGGCAGGTGGACGTGAAGGACGCGTTGGCTAGGCTGCACACCGCCAAGTTTATGAAACATGATGGCAAGTCCCACCCGCTGCGTATTGGTGCCGGTGCATTGGGTGGCATGGCAGGTATTCTTACGCGCTGCTACGTGTTTGACGCCAAGGCACTAGGCATAGATGCGACGCAGTTCACCGCCACCGGCCCCTGAGGTATTCACGCTCTACGGGGTGGAGTACTTCCTTGACTGGCGCAAGCTGGAGCCGGGCACCTCGTTCTTCATACCAACAACCGCTACGCCCAAGCAGGTCAAGGACGTACTGAAAGAAGCGTACGAAGCGCTGCCCTACGTGTTTGAGCTACGTGCCCGCTGCGAGTACGGGCGGTATGGCGTCAGGGTTTGGCGGGTGTATTAAACATCTGGTTGGCTTCCAGCTTAGCGGCCCGCACCCAGCTTACGATTTCGTTTTCGTAGTTCAGCAATTTTTCCATTTCAGCCGTACGCGCTTCTTTACTCATTTCACGTTCCGCATCAGTTCCATTAAGCCATTTGCGGTACTTGCGAACATTAGACAGTTGCGACAAAGTTTTGGTGATAGTACTTGCCAATACCAATTCTTCTTGGTGCGCTTGATAAAACTTTTCCGCCTTGACCACATCAGTAGCGGCAATGTCGGTGAGCGTTTTCTGAATCGGTATGACCTTGGCACGCAGATCGTAGAACTCGTCCTTGGGGTTAGTCAGCTGCGACTTGTCGTACATGAACCCGCTCAGCCCTATCCATTTGCTCATTGGACGGTCAACAGCATCGGGGTGCAGCATGGCATCGGTCAGCATGATGACGGACGCGGCACTGGTACCAAAGTATCCCTTCAGGGCGTTGTCAATCTTGATGGGGGATATTTCTATTTCGTTGCCTGCCAAATACTCCGAGATCGACTTAGCCAGCTCAGACGTACCCTTGCTTACACGTTCATGCGGCATGAGGCCCTGCTGGTAGGTGCCCTCTAACGCGCGCCCGGTTAAGAACGAATAGTTGAGCAGGTTTTCAACCACTGGGCGGATTGCCGTGGGGATGACGTTGATACGCCCAATATACTGCTCACGTGCGTACTGCAGGGTGCTCAGCGCCATTTCAGAAGCTAGCTGCTCCTCCGGGGTTCCTTGCCGACGGTAGTAGCCGATCGCGTTCTCAATAGCCACCTTGACCACAGCAATGTCACCCCGGATGGCAATCTTGACGCCATTTCCAAGAATCCAGTTGTTGTCCCGAGTGCGGCGGTCTAGCTTCTCATACTCGTCGTCACCGGCTTTGGCCATAGCATAGGCAAGTGCAGCGCCTGCATATACCGCTACGTGCTTCAGGAACATCTTACGGGCTTCTGTTTGTTGCAGACCTGAGGCGTTGTCTTTGCCAGTAGCTGCGCGGTACAGCAAGTCCATACTCTGTGCAGTAGCATTTAAGAACGGCACGGTCATTATGAAGTCTTGCATTGTTCCGCTGGTGCCGCGACGGTGGAAGTTAATTAACTCGCGCGCCCGGGTATTGGCCAGCAAAGTGTCGCCCAACGGGTACGCAGTGGACTTGGTTTGTTCCAGCGTAAAGTCGTACACCGCCTTACGTACGGCAATATCAGAGGCTTGGGTTATGCGCTCTAACCGGTTTACTATGGCGCTCAGCTTTGAGCGTTTGCGTAGGCCAAGGTCGTACAAGATGTTGGTGGCAGGAGTAGGGGAAGTAAAGTCCACAGCTCCAGCTAGCCCGGTACGACCGAACTCACGCTCAATGTCGTGCATCCTAGAGTCTTGCCCGGTCAAGTCAGAGCTAAGCCCTTTGATTTCATGCCATGACAACTTAGCAAAGTTTCCAAACACTGCCATGGTAAACGGCAGGGGGTCACGCACCCCGGAGGTAATCAACGCGCCCTGCGTGTCTTGCACAACCTGACTCAAGGCAAACGCAGGGTTAGCGGTAACTAG